TGCCCTGGGGCCGCAGGCCCAGGCCGCCCTCAAGCCGTTCCTGAACACCGCCAAGGCGGACGCCTACGTGTTCTCGCCGCTGGCCGCGATGCGCGAGCGATTTGCACGCCGCAAGACGCACCGCTGGCAGCCGGTCCATGAGCCGGTCACGCAGCGCCGCGTGGGGGAGCGATACATCGCGACCACCTATGCCCGCGCGATCGCCGATGCGTGCAAGCTCGCCAGCGTGCCGCACTGGTCGCCCGGCCAGCTCCGGCACAACGCGGCCACCCGGGTCGCGGACCGGCACGGCATCGAGGTGGCCGCGGCCGTCCTGGGCCACGCCCGGGTCGAGACGACGCAGCTCTACGCGCCGATCAACGTGCGGAAGGCTGTGGCGGTCATGGGTGTCGAGGGGTGAAACCCTGCCACGGTTGTCATGGTTTCGCGGGAAACCCCGGCGTGGATTGACCGGGGTTTCCGCACCCAGCGCTACACGGCATGGAGCGCTGCGCCGCATGTTACGCCCCAAATCACGCCCCAAACCATTTCAGACCCCGCCATCGGCTTTTGTAAGTGCTTGTCCCGTAAGGGCTGGAGACGTGTCCGAAACTCGCTACCACCTGCTACTACAGCATCTCCCGACGAATATAACCCGAACACGGCACGCAAAGGACTTGCGCACGCAACCACTTGATCTGGCGCCGGTTGCGCGTGCACGACGCGGACTGACGCGCACTCCATGCGCGCACTTGCAGGCACGAGTTACGCCCCAATTGGGGCGTGAACCGCTCCATGCGTTGAGACGTGGAACTGTATGCACTGCGTAGGACAAGTGATTGCACCGTGCGTACTATGGGGCTGAGTGATGCCCGCGTCACACGGACTCAAGGAGGTGCGCATGTCGCTCAGATCGCTGTTCTGGCTGGTCCTGCTCCCCCTGCTCACGCTGCTGCTGTTCGGCTGCGCCGGCACCAAGGCCGTCGATTCGACCCGCGCCGTGCAGGCCCTTACGGCCGGGGAGAGCCACGTCACGTACTCGCTGGTGCCCGGGCTGGAGGGCCTGGACCCGTCGTTGCAGGGCAAGGTCGTCGCGATCCCGACCGTCCCTGGGAAGGATGTGGACTTCAAGGCATATTACCCCGATGGGCAGATGAAGCTGTCGCTGACCACCGCCCGCAGCCCGGTCATCGACGTGCTGCTCGCGGGTGTCGCCGGCATCGACGCCGAGAAGTTCGCGGAGGATGCCCGGATGCGGGCCTGGGTCACGGCTGAGCGCGAGGCGTGGATGGCGCTGATCGGGCCGATGATCCAGGCGAAGTTCGCGGCCTCGCTGGCCTCCTCCACGGCCGCGGCGTCGCAGCCGACCGGGCAGTGGCAGGACCAGATGAAGGAGCTGATCGCGCAGGCGGTCGCTGACGCGCTCGCGAGAAAGACGCCGTAATGACGCTGATGCACTGGCTGTGGATCGGGTGGGTGGCGGCAGGCATCGGGCTGGAGATGTACGCGATCTTCAACCGCGCCGACGGCGACACGCTCAGCGAGTCCGTCTGGTCGATCCTGACTATCCCCGCCTGGGGCAAGTTCATCACGTGGATGCTGAGCGCGTTCCTGTTGTGGCTGATCTTCCATTTCGCGTCGCGCGGGAAATGGGGCTGACGGCTGTGCGGCTCCCGTGTTGGATGGTGAGGCGGCGCGGGCGGGGCTGGCAACGGCTCCGCCCGCTGCTATTAGCGGCACTGGCGGCGCCGCTGGCGGGCTGCACCGTCCACCTGCACCTGAGTGAGAAGGAGTACGTCTACCACGTGCCGGTCGCCCCCGCCGCGGCCGATGCGCACGACACCGCCGCGGCCGATGCGCCGCAGCCAGAAGCATCACACTGACTCCCCGGGCACGCGCCGGACCTGCCCCCGATCTCCGACTCCTCCTCCTCCCGGCGCGTGCCCGCCCTCCACCTGCTGCGGACAATTTCATCCATTTTGGTTGGCAAAAGTCACGAATGCGTGCTATGGTATGTATATGGACAATGGCACCCGAAACACGCAACCGGAGACGCCCATGAACGATGAAACGACGATGACGGAACAGGCGACGGAAGTGCCGGCGGCCCCGCTGCCGAGCGTGGCGGTCGAGCAGAAAGCGCTGCTCGCCGCGCTCGGCCGGGCCGTCGTGTTCGGGAACGGCGTGAAGCCGATCCTGGCGGCCGTGCAGCTCCGGGCCGCGGATTCCCTGCTGCACGTCACCGGCTGCAACGGCGAGATCACGACCGACGAGGTGGTGAACGCCCGCTGCGACACGCCCGGCGTGTTCCCGCCGGTGAACCTCAAGGAGTTCACGGCGCTGATCCGCAAGCAGCCGAAGGGCGTGGTCACGCTCAAGGCGCTGCCCGGGTTCCGGGTGCAGGTAAACGGCGCGCTGACGATCATCGGCTTCGACCCGGCCGACTACCCGCCGCTGCCGACGCGGGAGATCGAGCCGGCGCTCCAGCTCGACGGGCCGGAGTTCGTGCTGGCCGCCGAGGCGGCGCTGAAGCACGCCAGCCGCGAGACGAGCCGCTACGCGATCTACGGGGTGCTGATCGAGCGCGACGAGAACGGCGCGCGGCTGTGCGCCACGGACGAGCGGCGCCTGCTCATGTACCCGCTCAAGACGGCGGACGGTCCGTGGAAGGGCGGGTTGATCGTGACCCGGCAGCACCTCGCGGCGGCGGTCAATGCGGTCAAGACCGGGAATGCGGCGCGCGTGCTGATTCGCACGGAGCCGCAGCCGGAGAATGCCGCGCTGGGCCGCATGGTCCAGTTCTCGGCGGGCGGGATGTGGCTCGGCTGGAGCATGGAGCTGGAGGGCAACTTCCCGAAGTACAGCGACGTGGTGCCGCCGCGGAGCGGCGAGGATGCGTGGATCATCAGCAAGGCGGAGCTGCGCGGGGCGCTGGAGCAGGTGGCGACCGTGTGTGACGCGGAGCATCCGGGCGTGCGGCTGCACCTGAACGGCACCTGCGACGTGTACGCCAAAGGTTGCGGCGGTTCGGCCGAGCTGTCGGTGCCCTGCCGCTATGCGGGCGACGTGCAGGGCGTGGACATGATGATCGGCGTGAACCCGGCGTTCCTGATCGACGCCATCGACGCGCTCCCCGGCGAGGACGTGCGGTTGCAGGCGAAGAACATGAACCGCGCGATGCGGGTCGAGACGCCCGAGCTGGACGGGCCGTGTGTGGTCGTCATGCCAATCGGCATCGAAACGCCGGACGGCTGGGAGCCGCTGCCGGCCGACGCAATCCAGCAGGCTGGCGAGCACTGGAACGTGACGCGGGCGGAGTTCGCGGAGCTGGACTGGTTCCAGCGCATCTACGGGCAGCTCGAAGGCGCGAACCTAGACGCGGCGCTCAGCCTGCACAAGCAGTCCGTGCGGGTGGCGCTGCGGCTGGGCAAGCCGGTGCCGGCGCACGTGCTGGCCGAGTACCCGGACCTGACGGCGGAGACCGCGGGCGCGGTGGTCGTCGTGCCCGACCCGGACGGGGAGCCGGCGCCGGTGCAGGTCGAGGCGAACGCGGCCCTGGCCGAGCGCCTGGAGAAGCTCGCGGACGGCCTGCAAAAAGAGATCGACGCGAAGCGGGCGCCACGGCGCGAGAACACGCCCAAGCAGGCGCGCGAGGCGATGTCGGCCCGCCTGGACGCCGACAACCTGGAGCGCGGACAGCGGGCGCTGCGACTGCTCGCCCGGCTGTGGCGCGAGGGCAAGGTGCCCGCGCTCCTGACTAGCCTGCGGAGCAAGTCTGCAATCCTGCCACTCGTGCGTCACCGCACTGTCAGCAACAGCTATTACCACGTCGGCGACAGTGGCGAGTACGCTGACACGAGCGATGTCGGCCGGCTGCTACAAGGGCTGCTGGTCGGCAACGCGACCGCCGAGGAGCAGGCGATGGACGCACAGGCGAAGCGCGAGGCGCAGTTGCGCGAAGCGCTGAACGAGGTGAAGTTCCTCAAGATCGACGGCTATTTCCCGACGCCGCCGGCGGTGGCGGCGAAGATGATCGAACTGGCGCAGATCAAGCCGGAGCACCTTGTTCTGGAGCCGTCCGCAGGTAGCGGCGAGCTTGCGGTCGCAATCCGCGACGCAGTGAAGTTCGATGAGCCGACCAACCTGCGGCTGATCGAGGCGTCTGCGAGGCTGTGCGAGATTCTCAAGCTCCGCGGCTTCGACTGGGTGACGAATGCGGACTTCCTGGAGTGCCAGGGTCTAACCGACTATCACAGAATCCTGATGAACCCGCCGTTTGAACGTGGGCAGGACGTGATCCACGTCCTGCACGCCTACACCCTGCTGCGTCCTGGTGGCCGGCTTGTCAGCGTTATGTCGGCAGGTACGTTCCACGGCATACACCGGAAGAAAGTCGAGTTCTGCGAGTGGCTCAAAGGGCTTGGCGGCGAGGTGTTCGACCTGCCCGCGGGCGCCTTTGCACGCAGTGGCACGGGCGTCAGCGCAAGGCTGATTGTCGTAGACAAGCCTGACGAGCCTGATGAGCCTGACGACCAGGAAGGCTACGCGCCACACAGCGAGCTGACGCTTGAGGAAGCGGACCAGCTCGCGGAGGCGCGGGCGAAGAAGGCGGCCGAGGCGGCGAAGCCCGCCGAAGCTGCTCCGCAGAACGCGGCGCCGGCGGACGGCGTAATCATCCCGCTCGCGTCGATTAAGTGGGGTGGCACGAAGCCGGCCCCGGCGGGCGCGGTGTGTGCCTGCTGCGGGCAGCCGTTCCAGAAGGGCGAAACGGTCCAGAAAGCGCGCGTGATGGTGTACCGTCACGTGCATCACAGTGAGACGAGAAAGTGAGGAGTGCGGTGTTCCTGTTCAATGACTGGTGGGAAGTGGGCCTGATGTTCGTGCCCGGCATCTGCATCATCAGCCTGCTGGTGGTCACGATTGTCAGCGTGCTGACCTACCGGGAGGTCCGGTCGCTCGTGCGGCGGTCGCATGACGACAGATGACCTCGCTGACTGTGTTCGGTTTGCGAGACATGGTATAGATGCGCCGAATGACACGCCGGCGGTGGAGGTGACTGATGGCTGACGCGACGGAACAGGTTGCGCAGGGATCGGACCGGCCGATCCGGCTGGAGTGGATCGAAGCCGGTTCACTGGCCGAGAATCCCCACAACTGGCGACGGCACCCGCCGTCGCAACTGCGGGCGCTGTCGGACCTGATCCACGACCCCGCCGTGGGGTGGGCTGGCGTGCTGCTGTTCAATGAGCGCACCGGGCACCTGATCGACGGGCACGCCCGCAAGGCAGCGGCGCAGGCGGACGAACTGGTGCCCGTGCTGGTCGGCAACTGGTCCCCCGAGGCCGAAAAGAAGATTCTCGCAACGCTGGACCCGCTGGCCGCGCTCGCGGGCGGGGACTCCGACGCCTACGACGAGCTGACGCGGGGACTCGACGTGGACAGCCTGTTTGTGCGTGACGTGATTGATGGCGTAGCGCAGGTGCTCCGCGGTGAGCAGGACGACGACGGCGACGACGGGGATGGTGAGCGCCACGAGCACACCGTCCCTGAACTCGAAATGCAGCCCTTCGAGCACTATGACTACATCGTGCTCGTGTTCCGCGATAACCAGGACTTCTCCCGGGCCTGCGAGCTGCTGGACATCGGCCGGCGGGCCTACCCGGTGCGCGACAGCTTCACGAAGGTCGGCCTGGGGCGGATCGTGGACGGGGCGAAGGCACTGGAGAAGCTATGCGGGTCGTGATTCCATCGCATGGCCGGGCGGACACAATCGCCAAGCACACGCTGCTCCTGTTCCCGGACGCGGAGGTGTGCGTGCCCGAGTCCCAGGCCGACGCCTACCAGGCCGTCACGCCGCGGCTGATCGTGCATCCCGACACCGTGATCGGGCTGCCCGCCAAGCGGCAGTGGCTACTCGACACCCTGCCGGACCGGATTCTCGTGATGGTCGATGATGACATCGTGCGGATCACCAGCTTCGTAGGGTTCCGCACGCGGCGGATCACCGACCCGGAGACGGCGCGGGCAATTGTCGAGTCGGCGGCGCAGTGCGCCATCGACGGCGGGCGGTCCGTGTTCGGCTTCTCGCAGTCGGCCTCGCCGCGCAACTACAACCCCTTCCAACCGTTCCGGCTGCGCATGTACGTGGGCGGCCTGATCGGCTTCATCGGCCGCAAGTACAGGTATGACACCAGCCTCCGGCTCAAGGGCGATGTCGATTTCTGCCTGCGCGTGCTGTGTGGAGACAAGTGGCTGTGGCTCGACAACCGCTACTGCTTCGTGGGCCTGCGGGAGACGAATCGGGGCGGCACCGCGGAGCATCGCTCGGCGGCGCGGGTGAAGGACGAGATTGCCTACCTCCAGCGCCGCTGGGGGCAGCACGTCCACTTTCACAAGTCGGCCACGAATTACAAGCTCAGCATTCGGGTCTGATGGACAAAGGGCCGAATGCCTCTGAGACTCAGAGCATGAACGCTGAGGAGTACATGACGAACCCGTATCGTATCACGACCCCGCACGGGCACCCGCTCGGCGAGGCTGTCTCGGCCGTGCAGAAGGCGATCCGCCGGGGCGACGCCCGGATGGCCGGGTACTTCGCGATCCAGGTGTATATGTCGGGCTGCCGCGAGTACCTGTGGCGCCGGCTGCTGGTGATTTCGGCCGAGGACTGCCACGGGCTGATCACGCACGAGGTCGAGGCCCTGTACCGGGCCTGGAAGATCGTGATGGCGTCCGCGCCGAAGAAGTCCGACCCGAAGGCCGGCCGGGTGTTCGCGTCGAAAGCGACACTGCTCCTGGCACTGTGCGCCAAGTCGCGGGACGCGGACCACCTCACGAATCTTGTCCATGATCGGCGCTGGATCGACGAGCAAGCCGCGGCCGAGTACCTGCGGGAGTGTGAAGCGGACCGGATGGCCGTGCCCGATTGCGCGCTCGATTGCCACACGTCCCGCGGCCGGAAGATGGGCCGCTCCCGGGACACGTTCATCGTGGACGAGTTCGACGCGCTGCAACCGCGGCAACCGGGCCTGTTCGACCAGGATGTAGAACGCCACCGGCGGGAGGTTGGCAGAAAGCGGTAGCACCGGATGGCGCGGCCACGGAAGGTCATCGACCCGAAGCAGGTGGAAGGGCTGGCTTCGATTGGCTGCACCCTCGACGAGATGGCGCTCGTGCTGGATTGCAGCAAGTCGGTGCTCAGCCGCCGGTTTAGCAACGCCATAAAAAAGGGGAAGGCGAAGATGCAAAGCTCGCTGCGGCGGTTGCAGTACGACGCCGCCCGCAACGGGAACGTGACCATGATGATCTGGCTCGGGAAGCAGTACCTCGGGCAGCGCGATAAGTTCGAGGCCGATACGTCGGACCTGGGCGAGCGCCCGACCAAGACGCCGGCGGAGCTGATCGCGGAGATGGACCGCTCCGTGGTCGGCGACCGGGACAATCAGTAGCGGGTCAGCCCGATGGCCGCTGGAGTCCTGAATACGATTGCCCGGGGCTGGAGCGACTTCCGGCCGCATCCGGTCCAGGCCTGCGCCTGGAACTGCCTCAAGCGCATCGTGTACCTGCCCTGCGGGCGCGGCAGCGGCAAGACGGAGATGGCGCGGCGGCGGCTGATCCTGCACCTCGGGATCGAGAAGCCGTGGCCGGACCCGCGCTACTTCTACGCGGCCCCGACGCACAAGCACGCCCGCGAGTTGGCCTGGGACCAGTTGCTCCAGCTCATTCCCGAGCCGTGGCTGGACAAGGATCGCACCAGCTCCGGCCGGCTCACGATCTTCACGCGCTGGGGCAGCCGCATCATGCTCACGGGCCTGAGCGACAAGAAGCGGAGCGACATCGAGGGGTTCCAGTGGGACGGCGGGGTGATCGACGAGTCGTCGGACGTGGCCCCGGGCCTGTTCGGCCGCGTCGTGCTGCCGGCCCTGTCGCACCGGCGCGGATGGTGCTGGCGCATCGGGGCGCCGAAGCGGCAGGGGATCGGCGCGGCCGAGTTCCGCCGGATGTGCGAGGCTGCGGCCCGCGGCGATGACCCGGACTCGGCCTGTTTCTCCTGGCCCAGCCGGGACATTCTGCCGCCCGACATCATCGAGATGATGCGCCGCACGCTCGACCCGAAGGACTTTCTGGAGCAGTGCGAGGCGACGTGGCAATCCGCCGGCGGGGGCATCTTCTACACGTTCGACCGCCAGTACAACGTGCGGCCAGTGGCGTATCACCCCGACAAGCCACTGATCGTGGGGAGTGATTTCAACGTCAGCCCGATGGCGTGGGTCATCGGGCACCGCTACCCCGACCGGATCGAGTGGCTGAAAGAGCTGTTCCTTCGAGATGCGAACACGCGGGCGGCCCTGGACACGCTGTACCAGCTCTATCGCGACCACCAGGGCGGATTCGAGTTCTACGGTGACGCCACGGGGGCGGCCCGCAAGACGGCCGCGGCCGAAACCGACTACGCGCAGATTCTGAACGACGAGCGGTTCAAGCGGCTGGGCCGCACGGTCCACTACCCGCCGACGAATCCGCCGATTGCGGACCGTTTTGCCGCCTGCAACGCCATGCTGCTGAACGCCGCCGGCGAGCGGCGCATGTTCATCGACCCGGGCTGCGTGAACCTGATCGCGGACCTGGAGAACCGCTACTACAAGCCGGGGACGCGCGAGCCGGCGGACCCGCCCGGCTCGGACGTGGGGCATATCACCGACGCGATGGGCTACGCCGTGTATCGCCTGTTCCCGATCCGGGTTGAACTGGAGCAGGCGACGCCGCTGGTTACTATTCGACAGATGAGGTGAGAGATGCCAAGGCGCCCCCGACGCAGCAAAGACGTGTCCCTGTCCGACGCTCCCGCCACGCCCGTTGTGCCCCTGGGCACGGAGGTCACTGGTCCGCAGCTCATCGGCCGCGTGACCGGCGTGAACGAGCTGGCGAAGTACCTGCCGGCCACCTACGCGACGTACCGCACGATCCGCAGGCACCCGACGATCGCGCTCGCGCGGGCGCTGTCGATCGCGCCGGTGGTGGCCGCGGAGTGGTCCGTCGAGGCGGACGACGACGTGGACGATGATGTGGTCAAGTTCGTGCAGGACCAGCTCATCGGGCTGCACGAGCCGCTGATGCAGAGCGCAATGGAGTGCGGGATCGACTACGGGTGGGCGCCGTTCGAGAAGGTGTTTTACGTGACGCGCGACGGGCGGATCGGCCTCCAGAAGCTCAAGCCGCTGCTGGTGGACATCACCGAGGTGCTGATCGTCAAGCGAACGGGCGCATTCAACGGATTCAAGCAGACACCCAGCGACGGCGAGCCAATCACGATCCCGGTGGAGTACGCCTTCAACGTGCCGTTCCGGGTGGAGGGCACGAACTGGTACGGCGCGAGCCTGCTGGAGAACATCCGGCCGACGTACAACACCTGGAGCGACGCCGACGCCGGGGCGGCCCGCTACGACCGCAAGCTGGCCGGGTCGCACTGGGTCGTGTACTACCCGCCTGGGACGAGCATCGACGGCACCACCGGGAAGGAGGAGGACAACGGCGTACTCGCCGACCGCATCCTCAAGACGCTGGAGGCCAGCGGGGCGGTGTCGGTGCCGCGGATCGTCGCGAAGTACCTGGACCAGCTCAACGCGCAGGCGCCCGACAAGAGCTGGGAAATCACGATGCTGTCGGACGACAGCCCGCGCCAGCCGTCGTTCATCGAGCGGCTGAACTACCTGGACAAGCTGATGGTGCGCGGGCTGCTGCTGCCCGAGCGGTCGCTGCTGGAGGGGCAGTTCGGCACGACGGCCGAGGGCGGAGTGCATGCCGACGCCGCGGTGACGCAGCGCGACCTGGAGCATCGGCACGTCACCCGCATGGTCAACTGGTACATGCTGGACCAGCTCCTGGCGCTCAACTGGGGCGAGGAGATGCGCGGCAAGGTGCGGCTCAAGGCGTCGCCCCTGTCCGACGACGCGCAGCAGTGGCTGCGCGAGATTTACCGCAAGCTGCTGGAGAACCCCAACGGGTTCCTGGAGGAGTTCGCGACCATCGACCGCGACGCGCTGAAGGACACGCTGGGCGTGCCCAAGGCCGCCGAGGTGACGCCGACCGAGCCGCGGGTGCTGCCGCAAGTGCCCGGCATGGACGCGGACGACCCGCTGGCGCGGTCGGTGCGAACGCTGTACGCTCAGGGCGCGGGAGCGTGATCCGTGCCAGGACGGGTGACGCCGCAGGAACGCCGGCTGGCCCACACGCTCGCCCTCGACTTCGCCCAGACCATCGAGCGCGGGGTGGACGCCGCGCAGCAGATCGGCTGGCGGGCTATGCTCGCCGCATTGCGCGCCTTGCGGCGCGGCGCCGATCCCGTGCCGCCCGTGCGGGCTGAGCTGGAGCGCCTGCACCCGCTGGTCACGTCCGCCATGCTCGTCAGCGTCCTGCTGGGCGTCCGGCGTGGGATGCTGCTCGTGCCGGCGCCGCTTTCCCTCGCGGTGAGCGACGTGTACCAGGGCGCGGTGACGGCGTTGCGGCGCCGGCTGCGCCTGCCGGATGCCACGCTCAAGGCGCTGGAGCGGCAGCTCGCGACCCGTGCGCTGCGGATCACGCACGACACGAGTGCGGCGGTCGAGCGGCGCATTGAGCGGGCGATGCTGCGGATCGGCACGGAGGGGCTGCACGTCCGCGACGGGGTGAAGCAGCTCCGGCTGGAGTTCGCGAAGGCCGGCATCGTGCCGGGGAACAGCTTCACGCTCGAAGGGGTGTACCGCACGCAGAGCGCCCTGGCTTACGCGGCGGGCAAGGTGCAGGTCGAGCAGTCGCCCGATGCGCAGGAAATCCTGTGGGGCTACAAGTACGTGACGGTCGGCGATGACCGCGTGCGGGACAGCCACATCGCGCTGGACGGCGTGACGCTGCCCAAGACCGACCCGTTCTGGCAGGAGAACTACCCGCCGAACGGGTGGGCGTGCCGCTGTCAGGCGCTCCCGCTGTACGAGCAGCGTCCCGTCGTGATGCCGCCGGACGAGGTGGAGATCAACGGCAAGCCGGTGCATCCCGGAGCCGATGAGGGCTTCCGGTTCAATCCCGGCGTGCTGATCGAAATGCCGGGCGCCACGCTGACGCCGATTTGACTTTCCCGGCGCCGGCGTACTATGGGGCATGACGGATCGACTCGGCTCCATCCTGACGCCCCGGCTCGGCACGCTCTGGCTGGCCGCCGGCCCGCAGACGAAAGCGGACGGGCGCGTGGAGCGGCGGTTCCGCAAGGAGCTGATCCGCACCGGCCACTACGTGAAGGACGAGGACGGGATCGAGTTCGAGGTCACGCCGCACACGCTGGCGCACTTCGTCGAGCAGTTCGAGCGCATGAAGGCGAACGGCGTGCGGGTGCCGGTCCCGAACGGGCACCACAACGCCGGCAATGCTGACGCCAACCGGGGGTACGTCGAGGAGCTGTTTGTCGAGGGCGACACGCTGGTGGGCGTGCTGCGCATGGTGGGCGACGACGGGATCGCCGCGGCGCAGCGCTCCGATGTGTCGATCTATGTGCCCATCGACTTCACGGACGGGAAGGGTAACAAGTACACCCGACCCATCGAGCATGTCGCGCTCTGCACCGATCCGGTGGTGCCGGGCCTGGGCGAGTTCATTCCGCTCGCCGCATCAAAGGAGGCAGTTGTGAACAAGCTGGAGTTCGCGAAGAAGCTCGCCAAGACCCTCAAGCTCGCGAAGGAGCTGACGGAGGAAAACGCCGAGGAGCTGCTCACGGCGGGCATCACCGAGCTGATCGAGGCCCGCGACAAGGCCGCGGCCGACCTCAAGGCCAAGGAGGAGGAGGCGACCGAGGCCAAGGCCGAGGCGGAGCAGCTCAAGGTCGCGGCCAGCCGCAAGGCGGACCCGCTGATGGTCAAGCTGGCGGCGGACAACGCGAAGCTCAAGCTGGACGGCCTGGTGGCCGCCAGCCGCCTCACGCCGGCCGCCCGCGACAAGCTCGCCGCGGCCCTGCTGGGGAAGGACAACGAGAAGCTCGCCGTGGCGCTGTCGCGCGGCGATGACGGCAGCGCGATCGACGCAATCGTGGCCGCGCTGAGCGAGAACACGCCGGTCAAGACGGGCGAGAAGTCCGGCCCGCAGGTCAATGTGTCGCTCTCCAAGGGGAAGGAAGCGGGCGACGAGCCGGCGGTCGTCCGCGACGCGAAGCGCCGTGCGGAGCAGTTCAAGGCCCAGTACGCCGGCAAGTAGGACACAAGGACAGTAGCGCGGGACTGCCCGCAGGAGAGAAGCAATGGCCGTTTTGACCGAAGGCAAGAAGATCGGCGACATCATCCAGTGGGAGCGCGACGAGCGCTACAGCCGCCAGGTCGTGACCGTGGGCGCCTCGCAGACCATCGTGCTCGGCCAGGTGCTGCGCGATTCCGGCGGCAGCAAGCTCGCCCTCCAGGCCGCGGTGAACGAGGTGCAGACCGTCGCCATCGCCGGCACGCTGTCGGCCGGCGGGTTTATGATCTCGTTCGTCAACCCGCTGGGCAACATCAAGCAGACCCCCCTGATCGCGTACAACGCGAACCTCGCGGCGATCCAGTCGGCGGTGGACGCCGCGCTCGGCGCCAACAAGGTCGTCGTGGCCGGCACCGTCGCCAGCTTCACGCTGACGTTCAGCGGGACCGGCATGGCCGGCACGCCCTATGCGCCGGTGGTCATCATCGCGGACGGGCTGACGGGGATGACGAGCATCAGCGTCACCCGGACGACGAAGGGTGTCGGGGCCGGCGGCGACGCGGCCTGCATCGCCCTGGAGAAAGTGACGACCGGCGCCGGCGAGAGCGCGGAGATCGTGGCCCTGGTGCGCGACGCGGTGGTGGTCAAGGACAACCTGACGTTCGTGACCGGCACCGAAGCCGGGGCCGAGGCCGCGCTCGCGGCGCTCGGCATCCTGATGGTCGCGCTGCCCACCGAGCGCGAGGTCGGACTCTAGCCGGCGGACACCGGCCCGGATCGAAGTAACGCGCACGCCGTAGGCGGCGCTGGAAACAGGAGAGAAGCCCATGTTGGACGTGTTCAATACCGACGCCTTCGGGGTGCGGGCACTCACCGCCGCGATTCAGGCGCTGCCCTACAAGCCCGGGCGCATCAGCGGCATGGGGCTG